GCTTCATCTGAAATCCCTTTCAAAAAGACCGCCGAGAACAAGCGAGGACGGAAACGTGTCGCGCTCTGCCGTTGAGCTATCCCTCCCCGGACGTGACAAGTGGAGGGAGCAGGAGTCGAACCTGCGTCTCGTCTTCCTAAAAGAAGTAGCCGACCTCTTCACTACGACGGTTTATGGGTGACGAGAACAACTGTTCGCGGTGCCAGGAGCCTGTACTGGCGTTGCCAGCGACAGCGCAGTCGCCGACAGCAAGACTCGAACTTGCATCCACTTTTGAAGTAGCCGCCAACAACACTACGCCTTGATCGATGTCCGAGAACAAATGGAAGCGGTGTTTTCTCTAAAAGGTGAAGTAACCGCGTCCGGCACTACGGACGGCGACACTGTACCCGTATCCGGACTTTATGCAAGCGGATTTTGGATGTGCCAGTGCTTCAGCGCCTCTGCCGGCAACTCGTCGAGCGACAGGATTCTGATCCCGAGCCGCTTCGCCTCCTCGACCTCGCCGTCCGCCCCGGGCGAGTGGCCTGGGAGGCGGACGACGGCCTGACACTGCCGCATGATGTGCAGGTCGTACTCGATCCAGTGGTCATAGCCTCGCGGCGTCACGGCCTGCCAGACGAGGGACAAGTGCGGGACGATCGGACACCACTCCGTCCGCTCGTAGATTTCCATCGCCACACGGCAGACGCCGTGCAGGTTGTGGACTGGCTCAGGCAGCGTGTAGGGCGCCGCGACGTAGAGGAGAGGCCTCATGCGTCCTCCTGCTTTACGAACACCCCCTCGGGTGTCAGGTGTCCCTTGCGATCCTTAATCACCTGATAGGCAGACGCGAGGCAGGAATTCAGGTCCACGTCCTGGAGCCTCGCGTAGATGATCAGCGTGACGAGCACGTCGCCGAGGCCGTCGACAATTCCCTCGTCGTCATCCTTGAGCGTGGCGTCCGCGAGTTCGCCAAGCTCGCTCATGGTTTTCAATAGCTGAGCGTGCGGCGTCGAGTTGGGGACGATCCGCCGTGCCGAGGCCCACTTCTCTACGGCCTCAATCAGAAACTCCCACGTCTTCATGCTGTCTTTGCTCCTTCAAAACGCCGGCTCGCGATGACGGCATAGTCTGGGTTCAGTTCGATTCCAATCGCCTCACGCCCCATCGCCTTCGCGACAACGAGGGACGTTCCGCTGCCTGCAAACGGGTCGAGCACGATGTCTCCAGGGTTGCTCGACACGCCGATGATTCGCTGCACGAGTTCCGTCGGAAGCTGCGTGGGCACGCCCTTAACGCGCTCCTTGAACGTGCCGCAGACGCGATTGATCTGCCACACGTCGCCCATGATCTTGCCGCCGGGGGCGGCTCGGCGATCACCGTACTTTTCCTGGCGGGCGGACGGGATCGTGACCGCCTCACGGTTGAACGTGAATCCCTTCCGAGATTTCGTCGCGTAGTAGATCGGCCGCGAGCACCGGCCGAACTTGTTGTGGCAGTAGACGCCGAACGTCTCATGCCAAGTGATCCGATTCCGCATCGTCATCCCTGCCCGCTGGATCGCGATGTCGATCTCGGCGGCGTGCTCCTGGCCGCTGATGATCCAGAGCGAGCCCGTCGACTTGAGGGCGCGGTAGCACCAGCCGATCCACCGCTCGCACCAGACGTCGTAGTCGTGCCGGCGGTCGGCCTTCCTGCCCTGGCCGTAGTCGACGCCGATGTTGTATGGCGGGTCCGCGATCACGAGGTCCACGCTCTCTCGCGGGAGCGTCGGCAGGACCTTCAGGCAGTCGCCCTTGAGGATGACGTTCTTCATCCGACGGCGGCTCCAATGAGCAGTCCGACGAAGAAACAGATCGTCGCGACGCCGATGATCGAGATCGTGATGATCGTCGGCACGAACCGGCTAAGGTCGTCGTTCATCAATGGCACTCCTTGCCTCGCTCTGCCAGCGTTCAACCGCCGCCCTGGCGATTGCCAAATCCTTCCGCAACGCCAGGATTTCCTGGGCCGCCGCCGTGAGCAGGTCCGTGCGGTCGAGTGCCCGGCACTGCCGCGTCGATTCCATGAGTTGCTCGACGATGTCCATCACAACTCGCCGTTCTTGGCGGCGCACAACAGGAGAATGGCCGAGGCCACGGCCATGAACGTCAAGAGCATCATTTCGACAGTTCCCGGATTTCCTCCTCGATCAACTCCGCCGCGAGGAACACCAGCCGAGACGACGCGTCACACCAGTTCGCGAGAGCCAGGAGCCCGATGGCGGTTGCCATGTCCGGACAATCCTCGGCTGCGACGACCTTGATGACATTCTCGAACAGAATCCCGGAGCCGGGCCAGACGTCGCGGGGCGACTTCGATAGCCGCTCGTGCTCTCGCTTCGCGTACCAGAGCGCCTTCTGAAGGTCCTCCAGTTCGCGGCCCTTGTGCTTCCGCCGCATCAAATACTTGATCGCGTTGCCCAGATTGAACGACAGCCGCTCGGAGATTTTGACCGTCTCGACTCCGCTCGGGTGCGAGTTGTAGTGGGCAGGGTGGTCGACGGTGCTCATTCCTTCACCTTGCACTCGCCGCAGGTGTCGTTGGCGGTCGTGACCGGCCACTGGAGCGGCGGCATTTGCTGCATGCCCATCGGCGGAATCGGCAGCGGAAACGGCGCGTTGCGTCGACACTGCCCGAGACCCTGGGGCAGCGGCATCTGCGGAGGCATGCCCGGCATCGGGGGCTGCATGATGGGGCTTGAGTTCCAGAAAACGCAATTCGCACAGTTCATGTCGTCGCTCCTTGACGTTGGGAGAAAATCTGCTCCGCCGCCCGGATGGTGCAGCGGTGGTGAGCTACGAGAAGGCCGCGAGCACGAGACTGGCTCGTATACCCGCCGGCCATCGCGTAGCAGATCGGAATCGACCGGTCGGCGGCCCACGAAAACACCGTGGCCTCCCGGGCGGCGATAATGTTCGAGTCGAAGCCCGGCGGGCCGCAGTCGCCCTCGGCGACGTCCATACCGGCGTTGTAGATCACGAATTCGGGATTGAGTTCGTGGAGCGTCGAGTCGAGCACGGTCAGGTAGTCGACCGGGCTCCGACGCGACAGGTCGATCGAGCCCGGCGACAGGTCGAACGGGTCGACGACGAGGTCGAGTTGACTTATCCGTACTTTGCCAGAAATAAGAGAGGCGGTCCCGCCGCCACCGTGGGCGTCGAGGTCGAGGATCAGGATGTCGTTGAAGCCCAGGCCCTCGGCCTCGTTGGCCGCGAGGGCAAGGCCATTGAACGTGCAGAACCCCAGGCCGTGGTCACGTCGGGCGTGGTGCATGCCGCTCGACAACGAGCCGGAGAGTCCAGCCTTCGCCGCCTCGCGGACCGCAGCGATCATGCCGCCGGCACTCGCGAGCACCGCCGTAAGCATGTCCTCGCACCAAGGCAGGCCGCTCGACGAGGCGACGCTCTCTGGCTCGCCTGTGCGGATCGCCTCCACGTAGTCGCGAGAGTGGACCTGCTCCACCTCGGCGAGCATCGCCGGACGAGGCTCGACGATCTCGATGCCCGGGATCGGCCGGCTGCGGAGCGACTCGGCGATCCACGACGCCTTTCTGGTTGTGTCGAACGCGTGCGAGGCCCGGCAGTAGTCGTGGCTGTAAAAGAGCTTATGCACGGGACTTTTTCTGGAAGTTTGGGTTGCCGGCCTTGTACCGCAGGAGCTTCTTGATCGCCCGCATGTCGTTTCGAGTCACGCCGACGAGTCGGCCGTCCTCACGACGGACGCCCACGTTGGCTTTCCTCGCCGCTCGGGAAATGCTCGACGCGCTCGTGCCGAGTTCGTCGGCCGCCTCGACGGTGGTCAGGATAAGCATTTGCATCGTTGCGTCAATTGTACCTAGCCGGCTCGCCGTTTCAAAACCGTTTTCCGCCTCAGGTCTCGCGGAGAACGCGTCGCGCCGACGTCGCGCTTCCTGCCGACTCGGTTCTTTTGATTCTCCAGGTAGTCTCGAAACTCAGCCTCGGCCGAAGACTTGAGCACGGCCCAGCACTTTGAATTGATCTGAAACCCTTCGATCTTTCCGGACCTCAGGTCCCTGATGACTGCCGAGTCCACCTTGAACACGATGTTGCACGCGTCGGGGACCGAGCAATACTTCGAGCACATTCGGCCGAAGGCCTTGACGCTGAAGGACTGCCCCCTGACCTGCCGCTCGGAGAGCATCAGGCCCTTGCCCGACAGGGTGACCGCGTGCAGGCGTCCCGAGCGGATCGCCTTGAGAATCCCTTCGCGAGACATTCGGCGAATCTGGGCCGCTTCTGCGATTCCAATGATCCTGTCCATCTCAAAAGCCTCCTCGTCTCCGTACTTTTCCTCGAAAAAACAGGCCCGAACGGCTCGGGCCCGAATGTTGGGGTTGCAAATTCAAATGGCGGGGGCGACACTTCATCGACGACGGAAGATTTCCCCCAGGCAGGAGATTTTCGATGAAACCTTTTTGGGATGCGGTCCGCGAAACGACGCCTCGTCCGTTAGGAGAGGCCGATGACGCCGAAAGGATTGCCGAGCTAATCGAGAGCCGCGTCGGCCGCGTGGTCGGCAACGAGGCCGTCCGGAGAATCATCCGGGACGTCCTGCCTCGCCACCTGATCTCTTCCCACGACGGCTCTCGTGACGAGCCGCCCCTTAACACGGTCGAGTACGCGGCCCTTGCCCTGGGAGAGGACATCCGCGTCAACATCAAGGGCGACAACCGTGGCCGAAAATAACGAACGTGCCGGACAAATCGGGGTGGCGGGCGGCACCGTTGGTCCGACCCCCCCACATTCAGGATGACACCGCCGCAAGGAAGCGTACCCTCCCTCTCTCGAAAGGGGATACGCACCATGACGCTACTGGAACTTTTCAACAATCATTTCCGGCCCCTTCGCCTGCGAGGGCGATCCGACAACACGTCGAGGCTCTACCACTGCACGTTGCGTTCGTTCAATCGATTTCTTGGAAGAGAGTCGACAATCGACGATCTCGACGATCTCGTGCTGTCTCGCTTCCTCGACAAGCGGGCTCGCGAGCGAAGCCCGTACACGAGCGAGAAGGAGAGATGCCAATTATGCTCGCTCTGGCGATTCGCCAGGGATCGTGGGCTCAAGGCAACGGGCCCGTGCGTGCCGACGACGGCGAGGTTGCCAGAACGCGTTCCTCAGTGCTGGAGCGTCGAGGAGCTTCAGAAGCTCGCGATCGTCGCGGGGGCGACGCCTGGGCGAGTCGGCGATGCTCCGGCCGGACTCTTTTGGCGAGCATTGATCTGCGTGCTCTACGAAACCGCAGAACGGTGCGGTGCGATCTTTGAGACTCAGGTCGCAGACTGGCAGAGCCCGAGGCTCCTCGTGCGTGCAGAGCACCGCAAGGGGGGCAAGCGTGACCGTCTCTACATGCTCACGGAGTCAACGTCGTCCCTCGTCGACGCACTGTGCCGGGGGAGGTCGCCGGCCGACAAGATTTTCCGTTGGGATCGCTGCCGCACTCACATCTGGGCGAGATTTGGAAACATCGTCGAGGCCGCCGGTCTGGGGAACGGCAGGAAGTCCAAATTCCACAAGCTGAGACGCTGCGCGGCGAGCCACTACGCTGCTCGTGGTGGCAATCCAACTCAACTACTTGATCATTCCAGCCCCAGGATCACGAAGGCATACCTTGATCCACGCTACGCAGACATGGGGACTCCGCCGTGTGACGTCCTGCCTTCGATTCACAAGCCCGCCGGGGGCGGCCACACGGGGTAGGCGAGGGCGTGTGGCCGCCCCTCACGGCGGGGGTGAGTCGTTGATCGTCCACTGCTTCGCGGGGGGCCTGTCGGCGTGAAGCTCTCGAAGCCTCGCGACGTGCGGCGTGAGTTGCTGCACGAGTTCCCGGTAGCCGCCCTCGACTTGACGATCGTCCCTGAGCTTCCCGGCTGCCCTGGCGTCGACGATGATCGCGAGGCAGGCGAGAGCCGAGGAGAGGTGGGGAACGCCCTCCTCGTCACACTCGTGACCCTCGAACCACTGCGAGAGATGACGCTGGCAGGCGTCGACGTAGATCGAGGCCTTGATGCCGACGGCACGCCAGTTCGATCGCCCGTACTTGATCGCGCCGTTGAGCATGGCGATCGATCCCATGGCCGTGGCCGTCATCGGCCAGAGGTGTAGCGGCAGCTTGCTGCTGCCGACAACGTCCTTCGGATTGTCGAGCGAATCGAAGAGCCGAGGCACGACGTCGTCGCTCTTCATTTCTTCGGCCAATTCCTCCACCGCCTCCCTGTCGTCGATCATGGCTATTGCCCTCCGTGGGTACTCGTATCCAGCCTATAGCCTAACGAGTGGAGGATTTTTGCCAAGTCGGCCGCCGTCCGCTCGACGGCGGCCTCGGAGATCGTATCTCCGAGACACGCATGCAATCCTTCGTGGAGTTCGCATTCAAGGCGTGCCCTGTTCTTGAGCTTCGAGTGGATCAGGACCTTGCGTTTGCTGTACTCCGTCCAGCCCTCCGCCCCGCCCTTGAGCGTCGAGTACCTCCAGAGCCACTTCTGGCCGTTGATCAGAAAGTGATGATCCTGCGGCATTGCGAGCGTTCCTGATCGCGAGTTTCACGGCCGTCCTGCCGGCGAAGTCGATGAACGGCAAGCCTCGCATGGCCGCAGCCTCACGAAGCCAGCCTACCACCTCATCTATTCTCCTCTCTGTCTCGTCGCATCCCCAAGCGTCCATGATTTTGGCCCTGGACGCACACTGGCAGCCGGCCTCGTCCTGGATTTTGAACCAGGAGAGGAGTTGCTTCAGGGCTGTTCCGGGGAGGCAGGGGGTCATGGCTGCGTGTCTCGCACGGCCACGCAAAGTCCTCCCATGCCGGAGAACCTGTCCGTCCACTTCACAACAGACGCCTGTACGGCGGCTGGCTCTTCTGGCAATCCCTCTCGCACGGTCACGGTCGGCGGCGACGTGTAGTGCTTGAGGAAGGCCGCGCCTTCGTAGTTTTGTGTAACCGCCCCAGCGTCTGTCATTGTCGCTGATGCTACGAAGCCGTCGTTAAAGAAGGGATACAAGCCACCTTCCGTTATTGGGTAGTTTTCGCGAGTTGATATGTGACGTCCATTCGACGAGCCGGTTGCATACTCAATTTTTTTTCCGAAAGGAGTCCAACCAATATAACCGTTTTCTTGGGTTCCGTTTATAAGGGAAATGGTTGCCTTCCATTTTGAATCATCCGCCGGATAAGCACTTTCGCCGCCTGGAAGCTCGTGGCCGTATGCCTGCTGCGGCGGCACCCATTTGACGCTTGGCGAAGACGTATACCCACTACCTCCACTCGTGACGTATACGGTCATTACTTCGTCAGAAATGGAGAATGAAAGGCTCGCGCCCGCTCCTCCGCCTCCGTGAACGACAAGTTCGCCGCCCCCCCAGCGTTGGTTAATTTTTGCTGGGCCAAATGCCGCAACGGAGACGACCGCGCCGCCCGAAAGGGTGACTTCAAAAGTCGGAGCGGTAATCTCGATAACACCGGGGTCGAGAATTGTGGCTAAAAAATCGCCTGAGTGTTTTTGCGCGGCGGGGAGGTAGATGATCTCAAATCGCCCAATCACCCCGGCACCCTCTGGGGCGAGCCACACCTCTCTACTGCCGAGGCTCGACTCGACCGCAACCTTTGGCTTTCTGACAAATCTCCCAGCGAACCAGTATGCAGCCAAGGTCTGTATAGAAATATCATAAAAGTGAATCAAAACGTCGCACTTGGCGCTGGGCATCTCGGTCATTGCGTCTGGGCAGCCGAGGGCGTCGCTCCCGAAGTCCGCCCTGCCGGTGACTATGCCGTTGGAGTTGTTGGCATTGTTGAATGAGTCCCAGTCCCTCAAGAGGCCGAAGGGGTCGACGTCGCTGCCGAAGTTTTTGTATCCATATAGCCCCGTATCGGCTGGCGAGCCCTTCATTATTCCGATGCTTGAGACTTTCAACCGAGTCCCAGCCTTAACGCCAACGGTGTCCGAAAAGTGAACGCTTGGCTTTCTTACAAAAACTGTGTCGTCGGGCGTTATCGAGGAGATGCTTCCGCCGGGCCCTGCGTTTGAAGACACTGAAACCTTGCTCAGGTCAAGCATCCTGCCAGACGACTCCAATGAAGTCGTAGGCCCTTTCAGAAAAATGCTCTTGGGCTTTCTCTCGCCGTGTTGGTTCGCGACCCTGCCGCTTGCGTTTGCGTAATTTGCCCCGCCGCTGTCGATTGCTATCGAAGTAACCTTCCCCGCAATGCCTGCCCTCACCACGGCCTTGCTGGAGTCTTTGATCTCGTTGTATTCGTCTTCGCCAATTGCTCCGTCCGCATAGTCCTGCGACGCCTTTTGAAGGATGAAATTTGTCGAATCGGAGACCGTGACCGTCGGCTCGTCCTGATACCCAGAGCCCTGGTTGATGATCTTCGCATAGATGACAGAGCCGTTGATCGTTGTCGTTGCCGTTCCGCCGGAGCCCGACTTTGCAACAGACAGAGAGGCCGCCGCGCCGGAGCCGCCGCCGCCAATAAAGAGAACCTCCGGCAAGGCGTCCTGGTCGTAGTTGATTCCACAAGAGACAAGAGCGATAGAGTCAACCACGCCTGAAAGCACGGCCGCAGCCCGAGCGCCTCTGCCGCCTTGGGGGATCGAGAAAATAACCTTTGGGGGCGTTGAGTATCCGCTTCCGCCGCTCGTGATGTTGACAGACGTTACAACGCCGTTTTGCACCTGTGCGGTAGCTGCCGCGCCTGCGCCGGTTCCCTCGAACACAACTCGCGGCGGATCGGTGTACCAGTATCCGCCGGAGAGGACCTCGACCCCAGACACAGAGCCGTTCGACACGGAGGCGTTCGCGATTGCAGGCTCAGGGAACTTGAATGCCACCGTGGGCTGCTCGTAGTATCCGCTGCCGCCTGCGTCGACGGAGATGGAGGCGATCGACCCGCCCTCCAGCACGGCCGTCGCTTTTGCCTGCGTGCTTTGATTTGGCCGCCTCCCCCCATTTATCAGGACGTATGGCGGGTAGAGGTATCCGCTGCCGCCGTTCGTGACGACGAAACTCTGGATCGAGGCGGATATCGTGCAGGCCGCCGTCGCGCCAGAGCCCAGCCCGCCAAGGATTTTGACTTCCGGAGTAGAGGAGTATCCTTCGCCGCCTGACGTGAGGCTGACGGACGAAATCTCTCCGACAGCCTCAAACGAGGCCGTCGGAGCGGACCTATAGGACCCGCCATTCACGACAGAAACGGAGTCGACCTCCAGCGAGCACGTTGCGGCAATCTTGGCCTGAGTTCTTGCCGAGCCATCGACCGTGACAGTCGGATGGTCTCCGTATCCGCCGCCGCCAGACGTAAGCGACACGCTGTCAACGGATGCGTTCAGGACGGCCGTCGCGGAGCCTCCAGACCCCACGCCCGAAAAGCTTACGGCCGGAGATGACGTGTAGCCGCTGCCGGCGTTTGTCACTACAACGGATGAAATCCTGAGGGCGTCTCCCGATCTCGTCATCACGGCGACGGCCGTCGCGCCTGAGCCCCCGCCGCCAGAGAAGCTGACCGACGGAGCAGACGAGTACAGCCCGCCCGCATTGACGATGACACTCTGGATGTATCCTTTGATCGTTGCGGTTGCGGTTGCGTTTCCGCCCATCGAGATCGTCGGAGGAGCCGAGTAGCCTTCCCCGCCGCTTACGACCCTCACGGATGCGACGCTGCCCTTCATGGAGGCCTTGCCCGAGGCGGAGACCCCCGGGGTAGAGAAAATCACCCGTGGCGGGTTCTTGTATCCCGATCCTCCGTTGGTGACCGTCACGGAATCGACCGGCCCAAGGATGACTGCCTGAAGCTGAGCGCCGCCGGGAACTGTGAGTTGCGGCGGACTCCTGTACCCAGTGCCTTGATTGTCTATGCCAACTGCCACGACCTTTCCGTCGAAGGTCGCCGTGGCCTTAGCGACCCCGGCGTGCTGCTGCGGAATTTCAGCAAGGGCCGGAGACTTGTATCCCTTGCCCGGAGACGCAACCTTGAGTTCAAGGTTCCCCATAACTCGCGACGGGCTGACCGCAGGCGCCCCGAGCGTCCACAGAGAGCCGTCGGACTTGAGGCCGACGAAGCCGTCGGTTTTGACGAACTCAGCCTCGGCCCCTGGGGCCGGGAAGCCCGTGAACGTCGGAAAGGAAAACTTGTAGAGTTTTCTTTTGCCGGACTCTATCTGGAAATCAGACCAAGAACCATCAACCTTTTGCTGGCCGCCGGTGGACTGGAGGTAGCCCCTTATTGGAATCACGCGATACGACGGGAGCGACTCATAGGAGCCAGAACCGGACGTGCATAAAAATTCAATCGTCGGACTTTCATCAAGAGGACTTGTTGAATTGAGGATTATCGGCCCCGCATATGGCATGAAAAGCGACCCAAGCCACGGCGTCACGCTGAAGCTGTGGACCGCACCGTTCGTCCGAACGATCTTCTCCTCGAACTTGTGACTACAAGAACTCGGAATGCTCAATTCGGCCTTCGGAAACTTATACGAACTCTGGCTCGGAGGCGACCCACTCGGAGAGCCTCCCTTGCAAATCGAAAAAGCCACCCCCTCGTCGTAAGAATACCTGGCGAGCTTATACCCCTTCTCGTCCGGAAACTCCGGCAGCGGCGGCGCGGGTGGGCCAAAGGTTGTCACGGCATACCCGGGAGCGGAAGCGTTCAAGGCGTTTGGAAACGCTCCCGTGACTGCAAGCTGCGGCGGCAGCGTGACGCGAACTGTCCATGTGCTGTAGTTATCAAATCCACTTCCTCCGTTGTCGAACACGATCGCATACCCGACAACTGCATCAATTGATTCTACGGTCTCGTGATTTACCGGGCTTTCCTCGCGACTGTAATTGCTGGCAGAGGCAGAGTAGTTCCCGCCGATCCATCTAAAGAAAGGAGAGACATCTCTCCAGATGTACTCGCTTTCGCCAACCCGCGTGTATACCTGTGATGTTTTAGCTTTGATTCCAAAAACATTGGAGAGAGGGGAGGACTCGAAGGTCGCCTTCCTCGCGACAATCTTGTAATCAAAGTCGACGATTCGTGATCCGCCGGAGAGCGACCACAAGCCTCCGTCTCCCGTCATTGCAAAACCGCCTTGCGTTTTCACGAACGGCGGAACGTCAGCAAGCTCAGCGCTGACGCTCGCCAGTGGTTCACCCCCGGGTGAAAACAAAATCTCGGGCGGCGAGTGGTAGCCACTTCCGGCCGAAAACACCGTGAGCGGAGGCGTAGAAAAATCGTTCAGGTAAAAATCGGCGTATTTAATGCTTACGAGGGCTTGGCCGTCGGGCCCCCAGCCGCCGAACCCCTCTTTCTCGTCGCTTGATTTTATTATCGTTCTAGTTACAAAGTAATCGTTAGGTAGTTCTGCCGGATAAAAGTCATACTCGTAACACAATCTTTTGGTGCTCAAAACTCTGGCGGCCGACCCGCCAAGGTATTGAGGTGGAGACATCGTAAAAAATCTTTGGTTTATTTCCGGCTCCCAGTAGTTTCTGTACCCTCGCATTTCGTAAGACGTCTTGACAATGCCAGCGCCCGACGGCACGCTGTCCTTGTTCCATTCGACCGAGACTTGAACCGGCCTTCCGATGCTCTCAGGCCAAGGAACGTCAGAAGACCACGCGAAAATATCTCCGGACTTCGAGACAGCCCTACTGCCGGCGACGTCGCAGTGCTTCCATTCACCGGCAACTTGCTGCGGAACGGGGATGCTGCCTCCAATCTGTACAACGGCAGGCTCCTTCGTCCAGTATCCCCCAACCAGATGCACTTGAATTCCATCAGCCCCCACAGAAAAACACCCCTGCTCACGCCCGTCCCCAAACACAAAAAAGGCCCTTCCGGGCGATGATTTCGGCCAACCAAAAGCACCCCCGGGGAGCGGGACAGACCTTGCAAACGTGTACGGATTTGCGACGTGCCCAGAGAGTGTCACCTTTGGACTTGTTGCGTCGACTGTAACTTTCTTGTTTTCTAGCGTCAGCGTCGTCCCGCACCGGCCTTCCAGGGTCACCGGCGGCAGGTCTTCTAACGACGCTCTTCTGTACTGACTGCCACTGCTTTTGACGTTAAAATAGGCGGTGCCGTCGAACACGTCTAAAAGCTCGTACTCAGCGTCGCCGACGTCCAGGGTCAGTTCCGGGTCTCCGCTGATCGTTGAGTAGTTGTACGCCTGCCACCACTGCGGGAGGACGCCGACCGCCTGCGGGGTGATGGCCGCTTCTCCCGTAAGGCTGTTGACGAATTCGACGAGGTCTCCGGACTCTTTTGTGATCGTGTCGTAGAGGCAATCGATTACTCGGCAAGGCACGCCGTATGCCAATCCAAGTGAGGGCCCCCCTCGGCTGTACTCTACGTCCCAGGCATCTTCGATAGCCTTGCGAGGGTCATCCCCTTCGTAGTACAGGTATGTGTCCACCGATCCGCGATCAGCCTCAACGGTGGTGGAGGTCGACAGTTTTAGTTGAATGTACGGCTGGGAGTAAAAGCCGTAATCAGACGATCCGTCGTAAGATAGGTATCCTCCGGAATACGCGACAGGGATTCCATCATCCCAGGAAAGTCCGCCCCCTACGATTCTTGCTTCAAGAGACACCAAGCTTGGGACACTATACGGAATTGAAAAGGAATTTAATTTTCCGCTCCTGCCGGTGAAGAATGGGTCTGCGATATAGGAGGAGAGGTCGCCATCCCAGGCGATCGTCGCCTGGGCGGGGGCAAGCTCGACGGTGCCCGACGCGTTGCTGCCCCACGGGAAGGCGTCCTGGGGATCGCGGATGAAGCCGACGGAGAGGACCTTCGTGCTGCCGTTCGTGTACTCGCTGCCGCCGCTGTGAATTTTGACGCCGACTACTTTTCCGTTCGACCGGCAAGACACTTTTCCATTTCCAGCAACTTCAAGAGAAATCGGAGACCGGTATCCGCTGCCTGCGGACGAGACATGTCCTCCGACTATGAAACCGTTCCCAAGCCTTGCAATTGCCAAGGCATCAACACCATCGCCGGTGATCGTTACAGGAAGCGTCCTCTGGCTGTCGCCGTCGCCGGTTGAAAAGAGATCGACCGAGCCAGGGGCTTGAATTTCTATCGCCGTTATCGAGCCGCCAGAAATTGAAGCCGTGGCCTGAAAACCAGACGCCCCGGGGATCGTCACGACCGGCGGTGCCGTATACCCCGAGCCCCCGCTCTGGACCTCCACGGAGACCACCGCAAAGCGGACGGTGAGGCTGACCGATGCCTCTTGCTCGGGGGGCGACTGCTGCTCAACTACACGCACGGTCGGAATGCTTGTGTACCCGCTCCCGGCATTCTCGACCACAATCCAATAGCCGTAGAGCGAGTAGCTCATTGTGGCCTCCGCCAACGCTCCGCCGCCGGGGCCGGGAATCTCGCTCCAGTAGTAATCGCTGTTTTTGTAAAAAAATGAAACAGCCGGAGTCTTTGAATACATTCCTCCGCCGCCGCAATCAACTCGCGAGATCGACGAGGACAGCACGGCTTTCGGAGCCGATGTTCCCGGTGGCTGCCCTTTGCGCCCGAGCCCCAACCGCCCGTCGGAATTCTCCCCCCACGCCCACATTGTCCCGTCTTCTTTTATCGCAAGCGTAGCATTGGGGGCGCCGGGCATTGTGGAGATATGCTTCCAAGGCCCAGGGCTGACATAAACCGGCACAGAACTGGCAGAAAAAGTCCCGTCTCCGAGCAGGCCAGAGCCCCAGCCCCAGAGAGAGCCATCCTCCCTGATCCCATATCCGGCCGCAGCCCCCCCCGCGAAGAACTTCCAGTCTTCTTGGCTGTCGATTACCCGGGGGCTCGGATAGCCAAAAAGAGGCGACGTCGACAGTTCGCACCCGGAAGTCGCAGACCTCCCGACTGTATTAAGTTCGCCGCCAAAAAAAAACCACGCATACACCTTTGGGAAGCAGCACAGGAACCGCTTCAGGCAGTCGCCGATCCCGAGGCCGCCCATCTTACGAACACTCCGCAGAGACTAGGCGATACTCGCCCTCTTCTCCGCTTGGGCCTGGGCCTGGGAACACGGAGACCGTGCAATTCCGTCCTGGGCCGGTGCCTGCAATGTTTGAGAGAGAGTTGTAGGCGGACGCCGTTGCGGTTCCGGGAAGCAGCGTGATCGTCTTGTAGGTGCCCTTAAACCACGATCCGCCAAATGTGGCAAAAACAACGCCGGCGGCCGTCCCGCCGCCCCCGCCGCCCCCCGCCGCCCTCGGCAGCGTGCTCCCTTTCCGGCCACGCCGCCCCCGCTCCGACGCCTGCACGGCCGCCGCGATCCGCTCCGCATCCTGGAGAGTGAACTGAACGGGTTTCTTGCCCCAGTTCCCGCCCGCTCTGTAATTTCCTGAACTCATACCGCATCCGGTATCACGGGGAATGTGCCGTTGAACGTCAAAGACTTGTAGATGCGGAACGTCAGCATGTCCGGAGGCTGCCCAGGCGACTTCGCCCGGCCGTTGCTGAGCGCCGCCGGTTCGCTGACCGGCTCGCTGCCGGCCATGATCTTCTTCCGCTGGCCGCTGACAATCTCATTGAAGCCCACGTCCCAGGTCTGGAGGTCCCAGCCTGTGTTGCGGTAGGCGAGCGTCGTGCTCACCTCGTAGTAGACGTATTGCTCTCCGTTGACCTCTTCGATCTTGCGGTTGCCCGTGATTGACATGCACTTCCACGTTCCCGGGGCTCCGCCGCTCCAAGAGTCGCTGTTGATCGCGCCGACGTAGTTCTGCGCCTTGACGTAGGGGAACGGCGGCTCCGTATTCGCCGAGATAGTGACCGTGAACTCGCCCTCGTCGCGGTCGAGACCGCCAATCGGATCGCCGGCCGTGTTGATGATGATCCGCTTCGTTCCGTTGTCGCCAGAGTTGGGGTAGTACCAGAAGCACGGAGCCGAGGCGAGCGATCCCGAGAACGAGAACTGAGGAGGCCGGTCCGTCGGGTTTGGATTTGCTTCCTCTGGCTTCAGACCCTTGTAGGTGAACGTGACGCGGTAGTGGAACGGCGAATCGCCTTCCTGTTGGACGCTCGAATCCGTGAGGAACGCGTTGTCGTTTTCGGGGTGCGGGTCGAGCCATGAGACGCCTGGAGCCTCGCTAATCTCCTGGTAGGCATTGGCTGGGTCATCGACAGTGACCATCCACACTCGCGTGTATGTCGGCACGTCACCGAACGCATTCGAACGCGACCGGCCACGGAACATTTCTCTGGTTGAAACGACTGCCATGGCTACCTCGCGCCAAGCTGAACGATGGTCGCCGCCGCGTCGGGTTCCTTGGCGGCCTCAAGCAGGTACCTCGTGTTCCTTGCAATCTCAAGCTGAGCCTTGAGCGACGGGTTGTCGTTTCCGCGAAGGATGCGGAAGAACGTGTCGACGCCGGCCTTACTGCGAACGTCGGAGCCCTCGACGCCTCGGCGGTCGGGCTTGAGGTTGTCGAGGGC